CCTTGAGTGAGAAACCGTTAAGAAGTCTAGCTAAAACTGTCAGTTGGAGAATAACTGGCAGTCTAGCGACTTTTCTTATTAGTTATATTATAAGTAACGATTTAACTGTAGCAGGTTCTATTGCTACTATGCAAATAATTTCAAATACTATATTGTATTTTATACATGAAAGAATTTGGAATAAAATAAAGTGGGGGAAACTAGTTTGAAAAAAGTTGTTGTATTAACTTCTCTTAGATCTGGATCAAATTATCTTGTTGATAATTTAATTCGATCAATTGAAAAAAAATATTCTGTCACTCCTTCGCATGAACATTACTACAGATCCCCGACTGATAGTGTAACAAAAATAGATAGTGTTATTAGTGACGATTACTCTGTAATCAAAATGTCATGGTTGCTTCATTTGCATGAGCTTAGTAAAATAGAAGACTTATCTACATATGATGCTATTCTATTAAAAAGAAAGGATAAACTTGCACAATCAGTAAGTATGATCACAGCATTGCAGAATCCAGAATTTACTTTTAATTTTTATAAAGATCATGAAGAACTTTGGAACGAATGGTTAAAAACTGATCCTAAATGTTATATTTCAAAAGAAGCATTTCATTTATATTTTTGGATGAGAGAAAGTTTAGAAAAAGGTGCTGAAAAATTTAAAACACAATTTAAAACTTTCACAGAAATTTATTACGAAGATATAGACGATAATCTAGAAAATTTAAAAAAAATATTGGAAAGAATAGATTTGCCCGATCATGAAAATCATCAAGATGATTTTATTTCAAAAAAAAGAAATTGGGATAAATGGGGTAGTGTTATAAACAAAGACGAAGTAATTAATTGGGCAGAGAAACTATTTGCTGAGGAAGGTTATACAATTGACCCAAAATATTATGATAGAGGTTAAAGAATGAAAATTATTAAAAAATTATTTGGTTTAGATAAAATTGAAGCCAATATCGAAGAAGCTCGATTGGCACTTGAACAAGCTACCAAATTAAAAGAAGAAGCTGAAAATAGTTTAAAAGAAATTGCTCAAGAGCAAGAATTGGCTAAATTGAGTCCAAAAGATCGTGCTACTCGAAAGAAAGAGCCATGGGTTGGCGTATTAAATACCCATGTAAACAAAGATAATGTGCGTAATGGCTTTTTTGAGCTTGACTGGAACGACCATTTTGTGCTAAAATTAAAGCAAGAAGGTTACGGTGTTGAAGGTGACAATGATGAAGAAATTGTCGATCGTTGGTTCCGTGAGCTTTGTGCCAATGTTGTAGTAGATGGCGATTACGGTGGCCCTGTGGAAACAGGTTCTTTAGACATACAGAGTGTGAAGAAGAATAATACATGACCTATATTTTAGTTGATACTGCTAACACGTTCTTTCGTGCTAGACATGTTATTAACGGTGATGCTGACATCAAGCTCGGCATGGCTTTTCATATTACCCTAAATTCAATCCGCAAGGCGTGGCAGCAGTTCAACGGCAGTCACGTTATCTTCTGTTTAGAAGGTAGAAGCTGGCGCAAAGATTATTATGCTCCATATAAGCGTAATCGATCAGATGCCCGCGCAGCTTTAAACGAACGAGAACAAGAAGAAGATCGAGTTTTTTGGGAAGCATTTGATACATTCAAAGAATTTATTTCCGACAAAACTAATTGCACAGTTTTACGTCACGAGCAATTAGAAGCTGACGATCTTATTGCCGGATGGATACAAAGCCATCCAGACGACAATCATGTTATCATTTCAACCGACACAGACTTTGTTCAGCTTATCGCTCCAAATGTAAAACAATACAACGGTGTAATGGAACATGTTATCACGCACGAAGGAATCTTTGATGACAAAGGCAAAGCAGTTATCGACAAAAAAACTAAAGAACCAAAAGAAGCACCTAACCCAGAATGGCTGCTCTTTGAAAAATGTATGCGTGGTGATACCAGTGATAATGTCTTCTCAGCGTATCCGGGTGTGCGCACTAAAGGCACAAGCAAAAAAGTGGGTCTTAGTGAAGCGTTCGAAGATCGTAAAACCAAAGGATTTGCGTGGAACAATCTCATGCTTCAGAGATGGACTGATCACGAAGGCAAAGAACACAGGGTGCTAGACGACTATGAACGCAATCGTCGACTTATTGATTTAAGTCATCAACCCGATCATATCAAAGAAATCATTGCTTCAACTATTGCAGAAGCCACCACAGCAAATAAAAACATTAGCCAGGTCGGAATACGACTAATCAAATTCTGTAATCTTTATGATTTAAAGAAAATTTCAGAACAGGCACAATCTTATGCGGAGCCATTAAATGCAAGATACATTATTAAGGAAGACCACAGTCTGTCGGTATAGAGATACCTGCGACTGTGCCACAGACACATGTTGGGAGAGCAGTATGACAGAACTACATGCTAAACCGATCATCGCAGATAAATTCTGGATCGTTGAAGAGAATGGAGAGAAGATCGCTACTCTAAGAAAAAACGAAGACAATCGTTTTATTATGAGTAATCATGACGGCATCAAGATTTACGAAACTAAAGAAAGTCTAACAAAAGAATTCGGTAAGAACTTTTTTGTAGTTAAAATTTTAAAAGAAGCAGATAATTCTGCACCAAACGAAGTTCATGGATTTTCTACTAGCACAACACCACACAATCCTTTGTATGATGTAAAAAGAAAATTGCCATTGTTTACAAAGAGCATTGATTCAAAAAGTTTATATTGTGCAGGTTATTACACAATTAAATTTGAAAAGGGTTGGGTAAAAAGTTTCTGTCCTAAATTAATCACTCTACAGCGTTACGAGTTCAAAGGTCCATTTAAGACCGAATTAGAAATGAAACAGGTATTGTCAAATGTCAGCAAATAACTTACCCACAAATTTGCCAAGTGTTGAAAAACTAATTCAGCGTGTAGTTGCTGCGGATAGAAGCCAACAAAAAGAAATTAGACTTACTATACAAGAAGCAAAAGATCTCACTGCTGAATTAGCTATTTTGACATCCAAATTAGGCAAAACTGTTCAAGAAATCCACACTATGTTGGCAGAAATAAAAGAATCTACCACTAACATCGACGTTAAGTTCGATGGAGGATCTTTCTAAAGACATAAATATATACGTGGTTAATTAGGAAACACGTATATCATGAGTAGACCAAAACCGAAGATTCTTTTAGAATATGCTAACAAGGAAACCTTTAAGGTTGAGCAGATCCTTGATAGCGAAGCCATCTGGGCTGTATTCTATAAAGGTCAACCTTTTAATTTAAAAAGCGGAAGTTTAGTCGCTAGTTACCCTGGGCCGAAATATAAAAAGGTTAGCTTTTCAAATCCTGGCCACGCATATAACCTAGCAAAGAAGTTAAACAAACTTTTTAAAACTTCAGACTTCGCAGTTTATAAACTTACCACCGGCGAAGAGGTAAAGTAAATGAACACCAAGGATGCCTATACACGGGTATTCTTACAGGCCGCAAACATAGAATTCGCCGACGACACAATCAAAAAATATTCCGCTGTATTTTGGTTTAGTTTTAGAAATAAAGACCAAGGCGGTTTAAGATTGACTGAGCAAGGTTTGCAATTCATTCAAGAACATGCTAAAATAAAAACATATAAAATAGAATTTCCAAAAGAATTTGCTTTCACTCCGCAAGTATTAGTTTGGTTAGACAATTTTATAGATTCCCCATATTTTATAACTAAAAAAAATATCACTGTAATGAAAGAAAAAGCAGCTTTTGAATTATATCTGTTTTCCGGAGATATAAGAAAATTTGGTCACAACAAAGCTCTTTCTAAAAGATTAAACCAAGAATCCCCTGTCGAATAAACTGACCATATAAATATTTTTACTATGTTTGATCTTAATCCAATTTCAATTCTGAAAAAGAGAGAGTTAAAAACTCTTCCTCCTCATTTTGCTAAAATCAAAGTAAGCGATAATGAGATGTTTGATAACAGAGTTAAAAATTGGATTAAAGACAAACTTAAAGGTCGCTTCTGTGTTATCAAAGCACCGCATGTTGATCAAAGCGGTGTGTTAAGATCAATCACATTTGCAGCCTTTGAAGACCAAAAAGAGCTAACATACTTTATGCTAGCTTGCCCATTTTTAAGGAGAAATTAATGTCTGAAGAACTAGCCAGCGCAGTTGCTGAAGAAGCAGCCAAAGCTAAACAAACGGCCGAAGCACCACAGGCCCCACAGCAACAAGGTGCTGATCTAAACATCAGTGACTTAGTTGCTCTAAAAAGCATTCTAGAAGTTGCTAGCCAGCGTGGCGCATTTAAGGCCAACGAACTAGAAGCAGTAGGTCGCACATTTAACAAACTGAACGCATTTTTAGAATCAGTAGCCAAAAAGGAGGCGTAATATGCCAGCAGTCTTAAAACACATAGGAAGAATTACCAAAACAGGAGCGAAAGTTCTGGTAGCATTCAGAACACTACCAGGGGAATCAAATATGGCTCTTGCGATTCCTGTGGCGAATTTAAGCGACTCGTATCATGACGCCATTATGAAAGTTGTAGAAAGTGACCAAGCGCAAGAAACATTCGAGTTTGGAGAACTGTTATTCATTAGAAGTTTTCCCGATGGAAGACCGATGTTACAGGCATTAAGAGCTGATGGATTTTTACAAAAAGTTCCTACAGATTCTGTAACAATGACTCCAACACCAAACGATACCATCGAATTGCATCAATTAAATGTTTTAATCGCAGAGCAAAGAAATTGTGCTGTAGATGACCTATGTCGCTTTGTTTCCGGAGCTCCTAATCCCGGAGTAGAAGTTGAAGATGTTGCTAAAATATCCGAAGTTCCGAAAACTGAAGAAGTATTAGGTAGAGATGTTGGCGAACCTAGAAATGTTCCTCAACCACTTAAGGCTCCCGAGAACCAAGTATTGTCTGATAAAGACATTGCTAAAGGTTACAGAAGCCAAGCTGATGCTATGTATAAAGAAGCAGCCCGTTTAAGAAGAGAAGCGGATGAACTAGATCCTCCTCAAAAGAAAACTACTAAGACCAAAGAAACCCTAGATGCCTAATCCGTTGTTTAGACCGCCAAGACATCTTGTCAAGGAATGGCCAGAAGTGTTCGAAGATCTATATATGAATACCATGCCGGTAGCATATTTAGATCTTGTTCACCTGGAGTTCGTCGACGGAAAGATTTGGCAGATTAATATAAAGCAAGAGTTAGAAAATAAAACAGCAGAAATTATCGCTGAAACGCTACTCGATACACTTCAAGAATATAAAGACGATATTAAAAAGATAGATTTTA